TCTTCAACTTGTTCAGTTGTTTCTTGTGTAGTTTCTTCAACTACTTGTTCTTTATTTTCTTCCATAATATAATATAATAATAATTAATAAATTTACCTAGGATCAAAAGCTCCTAAACCAAAACTACCATCTAGTATATCATTACTTGCAGACTCAAAGTTTTTAGGTGGTTTTCCACTATTTCTTTGGTCTATAAGTTCTGATTGTTGCGTAGCTTGTATTTTAGTTCTTTCGTCTTTACGGTCTTCTTTTTCTTTTTCCCTACTTTTCATACCCTCAACTTCAATACCTTTAAGTTGCATGTTATATTGAAACTCTAACGCCATTAACTCTTTTTTCATTTCAACTTCTTGCAGCATTTTTTGAGATTCTAATTGCGATTTTATCTGTGCTAATTGTGCTTCACTTTCTGTTAACGCTTGGTTTTTTTGAACTTCAGCTTGAGCAGCTGCTTCAGCAGATTGTTGATTTAACATTGCTTGTTGTTGCATGTTTTGTTGCTGCAATAATTGATCTCTTTGTAGTTTCTTTTTTCTACGTATTTTAAGAAGTTGGTTGGCTAGTTTAATATTTTTAATTTCTCTTAAATCTATAGCATCTGCAAGTTCTATTATTTGTTGTTGAATAGCCATTTGTATGTTGTTCTCTAACATCATTCTTTCTTCTTCATCTGGTTGTAATTCTATAAATATACCAAAATCATACAAATGTAATTTTTTCAACTCGTTTAATACAGCAACATTGTGTACGCCAATAGCTTGTATAAAAGCATCTCTTGTTGGTGAATACTCTATAATGTCTGATATTCTAAGAGATAAACATTCAGCTGTTTCAGCTGTTAAATACAAACCAGCTTGTAATATATGTCTTGTAGCTGTATTACTATTAGCTGCCGCTAATTTCTGCACACCAACTAAAGCGTTTTTGTCAGGTGTACTACCGTCTCTAGCTTCATTCAATCCGGTTACATCTCTTATCATTTGCAAGTAATAATTATAATTACCTATAAGGGCTTGCATTTTATTACCACCTGCTCCAGAAGTAATTTCTTGAATAGGTACTTTACCAGGATTCATATCACCATCGCTTGTAAACGATCTACCAATTACAGATCCAGTTTGAAAAAACATATTCAACGCTTCTTGTGGATTATAATTAGTACCGTTACCTAAATCAATTTCAGCTAATCCATCAGCATCTAAATAAACTCCATCTGGCACCATTCTTGACATTACTTGTTGTAATTTTAAATGTGTCAACTGTATCATATCGGCAAAACCAGTTATTCTTTTTACTAGTGAATCAATTCTACCATCATACATTCGTGGTGCTACTATAGCGTAATTCATTTTTACTTTAGTATAGTCACTTTTAGGTCGCATCATGTTTTTAGACATCTCCCATCTAAGTAGCTTATTAGTACCTAAAACCATAGCTCCATCATATAAAACCTCTATTGATCTTAATAGTCTTGAGTAACCACCTTCTTTATTTTCTGGTGGATTAAACGTATCATCTTTAGGTATTATTTTATCTGCACCAGTACCGGTTTCTTTTATTTTGTAAACCTCATTCATATAAGTTTTATAATTAAAATATAAAACTTGAATAGTATTATTATCTTCTTTGTCTATAGAGTTTCTTGTATTATAATTGTTTCTATTATAAGGTTTGTTTTTCATTATATCAGCAAGCTCAGACTCTGTTAAATGAGGAAATTGTTTTGCCAATTCATTAACAGGTATAGACTTAACTTCACCAACATAATATATATCATCAAAATAAGGAGAGTCAGTGTAAGAATATACTAAATTAGCTGGATCTACATAATCAACAACAACTCCTTCAGAAGTATTAAATGCTGTTTTTACAGCACCTATACCAAGAACTGTTAAATCATGATAAAATTGTTTTTTAATTAGTTCATATTTATTACCATCAAACAAAACGTTTAAAGCTTGTTCTTCAGCAATTTCTATATTTTGTTTATAAGACAGTTGCATGTGAAGCTCTAACTCTTCGTTTGTTTCTGGAAGTTCTTCTATATTACTTTTTCTAACATCAAGACCTAAATCAGATTGTACTGCAGCATTAAACTCTCTAAGCCTCATATCCTTTTGAATATCCTCCATGTATTTAGTTCGCTTAGCTAACCCATACGGATCTTGAGAAAACGCTTTTATATCATAAGTTCTTTCAGCAATACCG